GCCGACCATCGAGGCGGGCAAGGCGGTTCGGCGCGAGCACGCCGCCACGGTGCGCGCGGAAGTCCGGGCCGTCTGCGACGAGGCCGCCAAGCTGGCCGAACGGCTGTTGCGGGCGGCCGGCCGGGCGCGCGTCACGCCGCCGGAGCCAGCGCCAGCGTCCGAAGATGCCGAGCCGCCACGGCCGGTCGATTGAGCGCGCGCACGATCAGGTCAATGCCCTGCGCGTGCCACCGCTGCGCGGCCCGGTGGTCGGAACCCAGCATCACGCCGATCCGGCGCCACGCGAACAGGTGGCGGCCGGTGCGCGGGTTGACCAGCGATCGCGCGCCCACGATCCGGCGCAGCACGAATTTTTCCTGCGGGATCAGCGCCAGCCATCCGAACGCCTCGTCCATGCGCGTAATCGTGGCGGCGCTCGGGACGGCAAGCCGCGCCTCCGCCTGGTTCCACCCGTAGCCTTCCATAGCCTCCCGGATGAACGCGATCGAGGATGTCTTGATCCCGGTGCCGAAGCCGGTTAGCGGCATGGCGATCGCCGCCATGCCGGCTTCTTCCAGGCGCCAGATCACATACTCGGCGTCCACCACGCCCGCGTAGCCCTGCCGGGGTTCCGCGGGCGACATGTCGAAATCGAAGGGCGCCGGGGTGTTGCGATGCTGGGTCATGCTCCCTCCGGCAGATCGGAGCCATCAAATTCGCCGCGCTGGCCCACATCCAGCAGCGCGATCTTGCATTTTTCCAACAGCCACAGAACCGTGCCGCCGTCCGCATAGGTGCTGGCGAAATACTGCGAGCCGTCGGCGAGGTATCCGAGGATCACGACCCCCTCGAACTGCTGTTCCAGCGCCCGCGTCAGAACCTCGCCGGGCAGAATATCAAGCCGCGTAATGCCACTGAACGGGATCACCTTGCTGGACGCCTCCGGGGCATCCTTGGATGGCGCGTTGCCGTGCAGCCCGATCACGTCGGCCGTCATGCCCCGCGCCCCTTTCCCTGCGCCCTGAATGCCGCCAGGTGCTCGCCCGATAGGTGGGAGGCCCGGATGGCGCGCCGCGGCTCTGGCGGTGCCTCTGGGGCCGTCTCGCGCTTCATGCGGTGCCACTTCGTCCAAAACGTCGCGCTGATCTGCTCGCGCTGCGCGTCGGTCAGTTCCGGCATCGGTGGCGCCGCCGCGTTGGCGCCCGCGATTTTCCGCAGCGCGTTCCGGGCCGCCTCGATTTCCCGCGCGTGCGGGGCCAGCAGCGCGTGAACCTCGCTCGCCGAGGGAAAATATTTGAACGTCCGCAGGGCTTCGCGTTGCATGGCGACGGTGAACACCGAACCCGGCATATCGGCCAGGGCCGCTGTGATTGGGCCGATCCGCATGGCGAATTCTTCCCGCGTGATCTGCTTCCCGACGCCCGACGAGACCGGCAACAACCAGGCAGCCACCCGATCTGCCGTTGCGGGCCGGCAAAGCGTTTCCAGCGCCGGGAGGGCCGCGCGCGCCTCCGCCTGGGTCTCGGGCGACACCTGCGGCAATCCGATGTCAGGATGCGGGTTGATGAAATCGCGGATCGCGCTCGTCAGCGCGCCCGAATGTCGCGGCAGCGCCGGCGCGATGGTGGGCAGCGCGACGGCGTGGCGCGTCGCAACGACGGTGCTTTTGGTCATCGGGGGTTCTCCGCGAAAAGGTCTTCGTGATCGATGGTCGGGCCTTGCTCATCGTCGGGGTCTGGGTAAATCGGGGGCTCGTCGCCGGTCATCCGCGCCATCTCGGCCACCTGCCACGGGACGGCGCGGGTGGGTGCGGGCGCGCCAGCATCCGGATCGTCCTGCCACCGGTCCTGGTTCAGCCACGTCGCGGGGTGGGGGCGGAGACTTTCGTCCACGTGCCACCGCTGCCTGCGTATACCCTCGATCAATTCGGCGTCTGTCGCGCCGCGTTTCTTGGCGCGGTCATAGGCGTTGCGCGCGGCTCCCTTGCCGGCCTTACGGGGATATTCCACCCACCATGCGTCGAAGGCGGGGAGGGTAGAGCGCCGTCCCCCTTGGGGGACTGTAGGGGGTTCTGCTTCTGCTTCTGCTTCTGCTTCTTGGTGGTTGGACCCCCGGTTATCTGGGGGGTTATCCCCCCCCCTTGCATCGGCCTTATGGGGTTTTGTTCTGCCGCCTTTCAGGTTGGGATTGCCGCCGGTCTTGCCGATGACGCTTGCTGCATCGGAAATTATCTTGTCCCTGACCATGCGCCGGCTGTGGATCACCCCCTCCGACGTGCGACTGAAAACGCCAGCGTCTTCAAGTTCTTGCAATAGCCGCGTGATTTCCTTCTCGGTGCTGCCGCATATTGCCGCGATCTGGCGCGGGTTCGGCGGCTTGCCGTTGACCGTCACGTGGCCGTAGGGTGCGCCCTCGTGCGCGATGCAGATCATCTCCGCCCAAAGCCCTCGCGCGGCCAGCCCGCAAATCCGCAACGCCGGGTCGCGCTGCCAGTCCTGCGGCCAGAATTTTATCCAGCGGCGCCCGCTCATGCCGCCGCCACGTCGTCAAACAGCGTGCGCGCGCCGGCCTCGGCCTGGCCCAGATGCTTGACGGCCTGCTTCCAATAACTCTCCTTCAATTCCACGCCGATGAAGCGGCGCTTCTGCCGGAGCGCTACGACGCCCTCGCTTCCGATGCCCATGAAGGGGCTCAACACCGTGTCGCCGGGGTTGCTCCAAAGCAGAGTCGCCCGTGTGGTCAGGTCCAAGGGCATCGGGCAAATATGCTTTTCGTCGTGCGGATCGCGCGCTGCGTTCAGCACGTCGGTTTCGCGTGTATCCATCCAGACCGGGGAAGCCCACTCCTGCCACTGATCGAGCGTGAACGAGGCGTGGGTGTGCCGGATGGGATCAATCTCGTCGCCCTCTGCGGCCCATTTGCGGAACACGACGAAGTATTCTGGCAGCCCCTGCCGGCTGAAAGAGCTATCGGCGCGGAGCTGCTTGTAGAGCAGGCCATGCGCCTTGGTTTTGGTCATTTCCCGAACCGGGCACCGCCAGATCGTGACCCGAGAGTGAAAATCGAAGCCGGCTTCCGTGTGGACGCGGATCAGCTCGCCGGGGAAGTCGCGCAGGCCGGCCGTGCCGCGCTGGGTTTTGTAATAGACCAAATCCTTGCAGTGGACCGCGACGATACGGCCCGGCTTCATCACCCGGAAAAGCTCTTTCACCATGAACCTGTAGTGATCGAGGAATTCGGCGTCGTCGGCGCAGTTGCCCATATCCGCCAGCGAATCGTTGTAGATGTAGAGGCCGGCGAACGGCGGCGAGTAGACGGAAAACCCGACGCTGGCGGTGGGAAGCTGCGCCACCAGGTCAACGCAGTCGCCCAAATAGGAACTGTAGGTCTCCCCGTGGGCCTCGTTTAGACAGCGGACAACCATCGCGGCAACCTTCCTTGATGCGTGGGATTGTAGGCGATCTTCACCGCGCTATTGCGGTCGGAGGCCCGGCGGGACGCGTTACGCATCGCTTGTTTCATCGCCGCGTGGCCCTCGGCCTTGCGGTCGATCACGCGACCTATCTGATCCTCGCCCTCGGCCACGATCAGATGCACGTCCACCGGCGACGCCTGGCCGAAGCGCCAGCACCGCCGGACGGCCTGATACCAACTCTCGTAGGAGAAACTGCGACCGACGAATGCCATGCGCGCCGCGTGCTGCCAGTTAAGCCCCTGGCCGCAGACGCTGGGCTTCGTGATGATGACGTTCGCCGCGCCGGCGCCGAATGCCGCGATGGCGGCCTCTTTCTTTTCCACCGCATAGGAGCCGCGCACTTCCACGGCATCCGGCAATCGCGCCGCCAGCGCGTCGGCCTCGTAATCGGTATCGCACCACACAACCCAGGGCGCGTCCGGATCGGCCGCGATCAACTCCGCCACCTTGGCGGCGCGGGCTTGCGCGGTCTGCCGTTTCACGTCGTGGATGTTGGTCGCGCTCAGATCCTCCATGAACAGCGATCCGGCGGGAGCCCGCACGTCGCCGATGACCTGGTGGCGGAAAACTTTCATCGGCGGCAGGACAAAGCGCGAGCCGTCGAACCCCATGTCCTCGGGCGACTCCGCCATCACGGCCCAGGATGCCATCCAGTCCCAGAACGGCGTCACGGCATGGCTTTTGAGCCGGTAGTGGCCCATCTGAGTTTGATCCGCCAGGAACCAGCGCATCAGCATTTCGTTGCTCGGCATGATGCCAAGAAACTCCGCGTGCTGGCCGAGTTCCATGTGATCGTTGGGCGCCGGCGTCGCGGTCGCGGCGAGCCGAAACGGCGTCCCGGCGAACGCCCCGATCAGTGCCCGCGTCGTTTTGCCCGTGAAGGACTTCAAAATACTCGACTCGTCCAGCACGACGCAGCCGAAGAAATCAGGTTCCAGCTTGTCCAGACGATCATAGTTGCAGATCGAGATGCCGGGACCGACCTCGGATTGCTCGCGCACGACGCGGGCATTGAACCCGAACCGCGCCGCCTCGGCCTCGATCTGCCGCGCCACCGCCAGCGGCGTGAGGATCAGCGCGTGGCCGTTTGTCACGCGCGCCGCCTGCGTGGCGAATTCCAGCTCGCAGAGCGTCTTGCCGAGGCCGGTATCGAGGAATAGCGCAGCGCGCCCGCGACGCAGACAGAAATCCACGGCCGCGCGCTGGAAGTCGTAGAGGGCTCCGTTCATCGGCCCCGGCTCGATGCCGACATGCTCGATCGTCGGCGTTTTGCCGGCGAGGAATTGCGCGTATTCTGCGTTCCCGATCATGCGCGCGCCTCTACGGCCATGATGGCGCGGCCGATCAACTCCGGTATCTGTGGCACCACGGCGTTGCCGAGGGCGATCAGCCGTTGGCGTCGGTCAGGGTATCCTCGCGTGACCGTGCGGGGGCTGTCGCTCTCCCACGCGGCAATTCCGTCCAGCCCGGCGGCAGCCCCATCAAGCGCTCGACCCATTCCGGGTTGAGCATCCCAAGCACCGCCTCGGGCAGTTGCGGCGTGTGCCCGTTCTCCGAGCGTCCCCGGCCCGAGCGCCAATCCCGCGCCGACGGCGAGGGAAAGACCTTCACGGCTGTATTCAGATTGTCCGGCGCGCGCGTCGCCAGCCTCGCCGCGCTCATGCCCTTGCTCTCGCCGTCCTCCGCTGTCGGGGTAGGCCACGATCCAGATACGGTCTCGCCTGTGAGGCGCGCCAACGGCGGAAGCCGGTATGCAATGCCATTCCGCATCAAACCCGAGCGCGGCCAGGTCTCCGAGAATGGCGCCGTGCCCACGCCCAAGCAAAGCTGCGACGTTCTCGATGACCACCCATCGGGGCCGAAGCTCGCCAACGAGACGGGCATATTCGCTCCATAGGCCCGATCGAGCGCCCGCCAGTCCTGCCCCCCCCCCCGCAACGCTGATGTCCTGGCAGGGGAACCCGCCGCAGATGACATCGGGAATAATTCCGTCTGCGCGAAGGCGGTTTCCGGTAAGAGTTCGCACGTCGTCATAGATCGGCACCTCAGGCCAATGTTTCGCCAGCGCGCGGCGCGCGAAGGCGTCGATTTCGCAGAACGCCACCGTCTGCATCCCCGCGCGTTCCAGGCCCAGGCTAAAGCCGCCGATGCCGGAAAAAAGATCGAGCACCTTCATGCGGCCTTCTCGATCTTCCGCACGCGCCCGCGCGACGGCATTCCCACAACCTTGGTCGCGTGCGCGCGGGCGAAGCGCGCGATGTGGTCCAGCGCCGCGCAGACGCAGCGATCGCACACCAGACCCTCGGCGGTTTCCCACAGCGTCATCGCGTCGTCCTGAGAGCCGTTGCAGGCCCAGCAGCGCCGGCCCGCCCAATATCCTTGCCCGATCATGCGTTGCCGACCGGGGCCGCGAGCATCGCCAGCAGCTTTCCGCGTTGGGCGCCGAGATCGACGCCGTTGTGCAATTCCTTGAGCGAACCTTCGAGGAACTGCGGCGGCGTTGCCCGGCCGAGGAATTCGCCGAGCACAACCGACATCGCGCCCGCCAGAAAACCCGGTTCGTGGCCGACCGTTTCATGCCGCCGGAACCATGCCCGTGCGCTGTCGATCAGCCCAGCAACGTCCGGGTCCGCCCCCGCGTCGTCGCTCATGCGGCCCTCCGCGCCGGCGCCGCGCGATGGCGGTATCCGGTCTCGTAAAGCCACAGCACCGCGGCATCGGCGGCGTTGTGATCCGCGACGGGAATTCCGAAATCGCGCGCCCACCGGAAAACGATCGGCTTGGCCTGGCCCTTGGCGAACCTTCCGGTGCCGATCACCTTGGCCCGCACCGTGCTGGCCGGCCGTTCTTCCAACCGGATTTCCCAGCGGTAGCACGCGCACGCCGTCACGGCCGCGAGGCCGATTTGCAGCCGCATCGTCAGCGGGTGCGTCTGGCCCGATGGCGGCAACGGGGCCTCCATGACGACCAGCGCAGGTTTTTCCAGCGTGAAGCGGTCGAGCAATTCGTTCTCGAACGCGGCGAACGTGCGGCCTATATCCACGGCGGGCGGGGGTAAATCCCAGACGCCCGTGCGCGGGATACGGTCCCCGCGCGCCCCCCACGCCCAGCCAACGTGAGAAGAAAGGTCCAATCCGAGCACCCATGTCATTGGAGATGTCTCCACGTGCTGCGCGCTAAGATGCGTCGGATGTGGGTAAGAGAAACCGGGTAATTCTCCGCGAGAAAAGGCACGGTTGCTCCATCGCGAAATTCGCCCCGCATTTTCCGCGCGACGCCGTCCCAGATGTGCATGCTGGCCGGGTCAGGATGGTATGATGCCAACACGCCGCCCGGCTGCTGGCTCATACCAGCGCCCCCACACGGCGCAGAAACCCTTCCCGTGCCTCGGGGCCGGCCGCGGCCCAGGCCCGCATCAACGCCGAGATTTGGGTCTGCATCGCCTCGATTTCGGGGCGGGGCTCTGGCGTTGAGAGCGTTGGTTCTGAGGGCTCAGCCTCCCGCAGCAGCTGCGTGGCGGGCCACCGTTCCTCGCGCGCCTGGTCGCGGGTCTCTTGCGGGATGGCGGCGATCTTGCGGGCGCGTGAAACCTCTTGCTTGGGCACGTTCAACTGTCGGGCTGTTTCGCGCACACCAGCGGCATCCGGCTGCCTGCCGCCGCGTGACCTTTCAGCAACAGGTGTCCCAACTTGGGACACCTTCTCCCCGATCAGTCGCCGCCACTCTTCAATATGCTCTGCCCGCTCGACCGGGCTCAGATCGGCGCGGTGCAGGTTCTCGCTGATCTCCCACATGCGCGCCTGCGCCTCGTCCTCGATCACCTCCGCCGCGATCTCCGACCATCCGAGCTTCCGGGCGGCCTCGAAGCGGTGATGCCCCACGACGATTTCCCAGACGGCGGCACGTTGCCCATTGACGACGCGGTGCGCCGGCTTGACGGTGATTGGGGTGTGGAGCCCGATCCGCTCTATAGACGCCGCCATCGCGGTCACGCGCGCTTTGACGGGCAACCGCGCACGCGGTCCGGGGTAGATTTGCGCGAGGGCGATCTGCATCACCCCTTCCTTTTGCGGCCGTCGAAGGGCGTTCCCACAAATCTGATGTCGTGGTTTTCATGGATTTTGATGATCGCCAGATTGCGGCCCTCGAACCATGCGTTCCAGGCCAGCGCTGCCATCGCCATGCCGGTGCCTTGACTACCAGCGCCTAAGTCTCGGTGGCCCAGGGAAATGATAAACGTCCGCCTCGGGTCGCCCTTGCGTAACCCGTCGTTGGCCGCCGCCCCAGACCAGAATGCGCGCGCCTTTTCGTCGGAATAGCGCAACGTTAAGGCCGCCGCTGCCATCATGGATGTGTTCATGAGCTTGCGGCCGATTGCGATCTCGGGCCGTGCGGCGATCAGGATGTCGTTGTAAACCTTCAACGAAGGCCACCACGGTTCCAGAGCTTCCAGCTTGCCGTCTGCGGTTCGTAAATACGCCGGGATATGCGAGGCCGCACAGGGCCGCATGCCGTTCCAGAACCAGATGCCGCAATTGAGCGTCCGCGCAGAAAAATCCGCCGACAGATCATGCTCGCCAGCGACGCCGGCGGCCTTTAGAACGTCGCGGGCGCTTCTTTTCCGCATCAGCGTGTCGAAACGATAATAAAGGGCGTGGAGTTCATCCCCCCCGCCGGGGCAGTCGATGATTACGGTCTGATAGTCGATCGCAACACCAGCCTCGCATTGTGCTTTCAGTCGGTGTTGTCCATTCACGAGATGCAGGCTGCCGTCGGGCAGACGCCCGAACGCGAGCTGTGAACCGACAATCCATTTCCCGCGTCGCATTTCTTCCGTGATGGCCTCGACATGCCCACTTTGCGGCTTCCGCTGTCGGTCGTAGATATAATGTTCCAGGATCGTTGCGGCCTGCCGAGCCGAAAGTTTCGCCCTGCCCTCCCGCGGTTGCCACGTGTTCTCGCTCGCGCCTTGCGCGGGGTGGTCCGTCTGCTTATGTGTGCTGTCGAACGTCATGGTTCATGCCTCCTTGAAGCCCCGCCGGCCCATCCGGCGGGGTTTTTCGTTATTCATCGCAATGTTGTTGATAATGCTGGCGGGCTCATGATACGCGCCGCACCTTCCAGCCCTTGGTGGCATGAAGATAACGCTCGTATTCTTGGACCCGTCGCCCTCCCGTGCCGTCGCCGACAACGCTCCGCACGTTCTGCTCGTGAAGAAGGCTGCGGTTCATCACGCCCCGCTTCAATGTCCGGCGGGTGCGGATGTTCCGCTCGTATGCTTCGTTCCAGCGTCGCCGCCTCTCGATCTTGGAGAGCTTCGGGACGACGACGCCGGTTTCGCGGGCGATGCGCGCGTGGTTGACGCTCACGCGGCGGCGCCCTGCCCGTCATCCTGCGCGACCGTCGCCGCGACCTCGGCCGGCGTGTTGGGCGTGAGGCCCGCTTCGCCCGCCGCGCCCGGCTCCCGCCGCTTGCGTCCGGTGCGGGCCGGCTTCACGCCGCCGTTCGCGGTCATCCGGGCCGCAATCTCCGCCTGGCCGCGCAGATATTCCCGATCCCATGCGACATGCAGTTCGGTCCCGGCCTCGAACACGTTGTTCTCGACGCGATCGCCGCCCGACTTGCCGCACAGATACCCGGCCTCCCCGGCCGCCCAAATCTGCTGATCGGGGTCCCGGCTCGCCGCCTCGACTTCCTCGGCCATCGAAACCTGAAAGCCGATGTCCTTACCCAGAAATGCCGCGTATTGGATGCGCCGCGCGATATCGCGCCGCACTTCCTCGGGATCGGCGCGATAATCCGCATACGCCTGCCGGAGGTCGGCCGGGTCGATGCCGGCCTGCTTGGCGATCGCCAGCGTGGCGCGCTCCGCCCCGGCGGCGCTCTCCCGCGCATGGCGGGCCGCCACGTAGGCGCGGTAGTGCTCCTGGACGGTCTTGGCTTGGACGTTGGTCCGCAGTGCGGTCATGTTGGGCTTCCCTTTCTGGGGTTGGTGGTTCGGTGCGGCTGCCGGCCGAGCGCCGCCAGCACGTCGTTTCGGTTGTCGGCGCGGAGAAAATGCAGCGCCCGCGCGCGCACGATGTCGGGCAACACGCCGGCCGCATCCGCCCAGGCTTCCCGCGATTGCGCCCATGGCCCGGCGGCCTCGGTCAGGAACCGCCTGGCCTCCGACAGCAGCCCCGTGACGCTATGCTTTTTCCGGTCGATCCCGGCCCCGGTCCCGCGAAGGTCACGAAACGCCTGGGCGATGACGGCGGCGGCGAGTGACGATGATGGATGACCCCCGGAAACCGCGGGATCGCCGGCGCCCACGCGTTGCCGGTGAACCCGGGTCACGCTCACGCGGCGGCGCCGACGGAAACGAGCAGCCGGCGGCCCGGTTTCCCGGTGGGGCAGCCGCCGGCCTCCGGCGCACGGGTGCCGCGCGGCGCCCCCCGTCCCGCGCCGGGATGCTGTTCAGGGATCACGGCCACGGCGCGTCTGATCGTGCGCGTCCCATGCTGCGTCGCGAGCCCGCCATCCGCCGCGCGGCGGCGTCGCCAGCGCTTCGCCCCAGCCACGCATGCGATCAAGCAGCGAGCCCCGGCACCATGCGAGGCGCAACACCACCAATCGCAGATCGGGCATTATCCCGTCATTGTATCCAAAGCCGCACCACCCGAGTTCGATGATAACCGAAGCGCGCATCGGCGATCCTTCACGGCATTGTTGATGACGGCGGCAAGCTCATCGTTCTGCGCCATCAGCGTCAGAAGATGTTCTCCGTAGGGCGCGTGTTCCCGCCGCAGCCATGCGCGGGCCGTGCGCGGCGTCGCCATCGCGTCGCGCGCCAGCAGCTTTTCAGCATGCTTGAGCGGCGCATATCGGTGCGCGAGCCAGTCCCACACCACGTCGCTGTATGTTGCGGCGTTCATGCGGGGAAAGTTTCCGTTGGTTTTGGGCGGAGAATTTCGCATCCGTTTCCTCCATGGTCGTTTCTGGAGAGTGAAACGATGGGCATGGAGAACGGCACCGAGGCGCCCTGCAAGGCGCCTTTCGTGTTTTTGAGGAACATAGAATCGGGCGGCATGACAGCGCCCCGCCGCGGCCCTACCGTTGCTCGCGGCGAATCATAAACGGAGGAAGAAATGTCAACATCGCAGCGCGTCATCGGCATGCCGTCCGGCATTGCGGACATCCCGCGTCGGGACATTCGGTTCGAACTGGCGCTGAACGCCGGTCGCTCGCTTCCCTTGGTCGCGCGGTTCGGGGTGGCGGAGCAGATCATCGCCGCCCTCGCGGTGCTTTTGGCGGATTTGCGCCATGCGCTGATCGATGAGGGCGCGACCGAGGCGCTGGCGGCCCAGGCCGTTGAAAGCGCGATGGTGCAGAAAGACCCGTTTTCGGATCGGGTGATCCTGCATCTGCTGACGCCGCAGGGGGTGCCATATGTATTTGGAATTCCGGCCCAAAATGCAGCAGACATCGCTGATCAATTGAGAACCGCCGGAGCGCAGGCGACCGCGCGGCCGGGGCATGCATGAGGGATTCGGGAGCCCGCAGCTTCCTTGGCCCGCGCATCAGGCGGCCTCTTCTGCTTGGAGCGGCGTCAGCCCGGCTTTCTCGCCCGTCCGGCGGTCTTCCGAGGGCGGGAGGGCAACCGTGGGGGCTGGGTAGATGTCAGGGCGCAGATCGTGGAGCGCAATTCCGGTCGCCCGGGAGACGGCGGGGCAGCGTTCCGCAGGCACGCGCTTCCACTGAGAAACGGCCTGCGACGTGACGCCGATTTCCCGAGCGAGGGCGCTTTCTGAGCCGGCGACGGCGATAGCTCTTTCAAGTGGCGTCTGAGGCATGGCCTATGAAAGCCACACTTGCGATCAAGATGCAAGTATTTCTTTCAGTGCAAAACGCAAATCGTCGCGGCAAACTGTAAGCATGTCTTTCATCGCCAATCTCTCGCGCCTCATGGATGAACGGGGCGTCAATCAATCCGATCTGGCGCGTGCGCTGGATGTAGAGCCGCAGGCCGTGAGCCAGTGGTTCAAACGGAACGGCACGACGCCGCGCTCATTCCGCTATCAGCTCATTGCGGATTTTCTCGGGGTCACGGTAGCGGATTTGCTCGCCGCCCCCGGGCGGGCTGGCAGGATGGATGAAACCAAACCGGGCACGCGCCCGCAGCGCTGGAGGGAGGCCGTTCTCACAATAGAAGAACTTGATGTCCGCGCGATGGGGGGGGGTGGGGCCGAGACGCCCGACCTAGATGCAGAAGGCGCGCACCCTATTGTCGCCCAATGGGGCATCCCCGCTGATTATCTGCGGGCCTTTGCGCCCGCCCCGGCGGCGGTGAAGATTGTCCGGGTGGTGGGGGACAGTATGGAGCCCGAATATCCGGCCGGGGATCGCGTCCTTGTTGATACCTCGCACAGGACGCCGTCGCCGCCCGGCGTCTATGTCGTCTGGGATGGATTCGGCCTGGTTCTCAAGCGGCTGGAAGTTGTGCTTGGCTCCGAACCGTGTATGGTGCGACTTTCCAGCAGCAACCCCGCCTACCCCCCGTATGAGAGGCCCGTGTCAGAAGTCGTGGTCCAGGGCCGTGTGATGGGGAAGTGGGTGTGGAAGTAATCTAGCGGGGTGGCAGTCGTCGGGGCGTCGCTCCGTTAGCGGTCATCGACGGACAGTTTCATCAATTCTACCACGTTCTTAGGAAGCATAGCTATAGAAGCCATGCGGAGGGCTCTAAGTTGTTCGCAATCAATATCAAAAACAATACAGAAAGTCCCGAACGTCGTGCCGGACAACTCTTTGACGGCGCGCTCAAGCGTCATGAGGCCATTTAGTATCCTTTGCCCTCGTGGCGCGGTCATCATGAATTCTCCATAGGCGGCGCCGGCCAATGTGGCACGAGACACACCTTGGAGCGGCCGCCCATATGGGCGCCAAATCGCCTCAACGGCGCATCTTGTAAACTCACCAAGGTCGGCGACAACCGCCATACATGACTCAACCGATCTCTGCCCTGCTCGAAAATCTTCTCTCAGTGCCCTCAATTGGGCTGCCTTAAATTCAGGCGATAAATCCGCGGTGAATGCAGAGGCTGGCGCCAGAACGAGGGCCGCCATCAATCCCCCAATCAGCCAACTGCCCGCGCGCATGGTGAAAGGATAGGTCGCGCCGGAAGCCCCGTCGAGGCCTTTCATGCCCTTAGGGCGGCCCTGGAACGCCCTCCCCGGCAGGGCGTTGACCCGCAGCAAGAAAAACAAGTGCTGCTTTCATTTTTTGCTTGCATGTCCTGAAAGTGTCTCTTACAGTTCCCCCCATCGAACCCCGCTGGGAGACGCCGCCGATGTCCGATCTGCCAACGCTGCACATCACCGCCGAACACGTCCGCGACGGCAAATACATCGGCCCCGACGTGTCGGATTATCCCGGCCACATTGAGATCGCTGCGAACCTGGGGCGGGTCGCCTTCGCTGGCAAGATCGTGGCCGGCGGCCGCATCCACAGCAAAGCCGGCTCGGGCATCGAAGCCGGCTGGGGCATCGAAGCCGGCGAGGGCATCGAAGCTGGCTCGGGCATCAAAGCCGGCTGGGGCATCGAAGCCGGCGAGGGCATCGAAGCTGGCTCGGGCATCAAAGCCGGCTGGGGCATCGAAGCCGGCTGGGGCATCGAAGCCGGCTGGGGCATCGAAGCTGGCTCGGGCATCAAAGCCGACTGGGGCATCGAAGCCGGCTGGGACATCGAAGCTGGCTCGGGCATCGAAGCTGGCTCGGGCATCAAAGCCGGCTGGGGCATCGAAGCCGGCTGGGGCATCGAAGCCGGCTGGGGCATCGAAGCTGGCTCGGGCATCAAAGCCGGCTGGGGCATCGAAGCCGGCGAGGGCATCGAAGCTGGCTCGGGCATCAAAGCCGGCTGGGGCATCGAAGCTGGCTCGGGCATCGAAGCCGGCTGGGGCATCGAAGCCGGCTGGGGCATCGAAGCTGGCTCGGGCATCAAAGCCGACTGGGGCATCGAAGCTGGCTGGGGCATCAAAGCCGGCTGGGGCATCGAAGCTGGCCTCTCGATTTCCTGCCAATTCCTGTCCGTGCGGCTTCGTATTTTCGCGGGCCTTGTGTCATGGCGCCTGCCGCGTCCCGGCGAAGACGAAATCCGCGCTGAAATTCGATCTGGCACGGTGGCGCTCGGCAGAGTTTTGACGCCTGCGGTCGATAAGGATGCCGCATAATGTGCCCGCTGCCAGACGATTTCTCCACCGTCCTGTTCGACCGCGTGCACGGCGGCGGCAGGGCCTACGTCCCGCCGCTGTCGCCCCGCGCTCCGGTCGCCGACGAGGTTCTGCTGATCGCCGCAGTCGGTCGCGCAGTATTCTACGTCGAGGCCGCGCTTGGTGCGCTTCGAGGCGCCCCGTTGCTCTATACCGGCAAAGGCGAGGACCGGAACAACGACGTGGCGGCGCTTCGGGACGGTGCGGAACACACGCTCGGCTGCGCCCTGACGGAACTCCGCGATCTGGTCGCCGACATTGAGGCGATCCCGGGCCGCGAGGCGCTGGCCGAGGACGACGCGGCGGCCGAGCGGGAGGACGCGTGATGGCCCAGCCCCAACCCCGGCGTCCGCGGCTTGAGGCGTTTGCGGCCTACCTGGCGGCCACGCGCCAGCATGTCGGCATCACGCAAGCGGAACTCGCGGAGCAAATCGGCTGTGCGCGCGGCATGGTCGCGCTGTGGGAAACCGCCCGCGCGGAGCCGCCGCTGAGCCGGCTTTTCCCCGTGGCGGCCATCCTGCATGTCGAGATCGCCGACTTGATCGAGCCCCTGCGCCCGGTGGCCTCGACGTGAGGGCCAGCGCCCCTCCGGGCCTCGTCTGTTTTGCCCGTTCGTTGCAGGATCGCCGAGCCAACGCGGGCCTGACGCAAGAGGCGCTGGCTGGCCGGCTCGGCTGCGGGCGCAGCTTGATCGCCCAATGGGAAACGGCCCGAGCGGAGCCGCCGTTGCGCTGGATACGCGCGCTGGCCCGCGCGTTCAATCTTCCGGTGTCGCACGTCGCCGGCCCCCTGCTGACGTTGGAGGGCTGAGCGATGGCGGCCCGCATCCCCCGTGACGAACTCGCCGCCTTCGGTCGCCATCTACGCCGTGTCCGGTTGAGCGGCGGCGTGAGGCAGGCCGACTTGGCCGCCCGGATGGGCCTCACGCAAAGCATGGTCGCGCACTGGGAGACTGGCCGCGTTGCGCCATCGTTGTCCCAGGTCGTGCAAATCACGCACCACCTGGGCATCGAGGCCGCCGCCCTGCTCGCCGACCTGCCCCGGCCGACAGCCCGAGAGGTCATCGCCCTGCGCGCCCACGCCGCCGCGGTGCGGTCTCGGGCCGTGGAAATGGTGATCGAGGCCGCCGCGCACCTGGTGGAGATGGCATGATGATCCGCCCCACGATCTTCATCACCGGCCTTGCGGTCACGCTTTGGGTCACGCTGGCGGCGGATGCCGCTCGGGCATTGAACCGGACAATCGCGTTGGTCCTTGGGGCGATGTCGTGATCCGCGCCATCGCCCTCGGCTGCGCGTTCACGCTTCTTGGTTCGGCCGCGCTGCTGGCCGCGATGGGCCACAACGTCTGGCGGATGCCCGGTGCGTGGGCCGTGGTCGCGCTGCTGGCCGCTATCGACGTGGCGCGACGCTGGCGGAGGGCGGCATGACCAACACCTATGACGGCAACATATCCATGCGGCATCTTCGCGCGGCCGGGGCGGCGCTTCCTTCATCGATCATCCGCGACGACAGAATGCCGTTCGCCAACGCGATGCGGCGCGAGATCAACGCGCTCTATGGCCTGCTGGCGTGCCAGTCCGCGGCGTTCCCGCACCTGCGCGCCCTGGATGCCCTGACGGCGGACGTGGGCCGGCTGGAAATCTCACTGCTCTACATCGCCGACGACGCCCGCGAGGACGCCGCGATCGCGGAAGCCCACGCGCGCGAGCCCGGTCCCGGCGGCGTTGTCGTGCAGTTGTTCCAGGGCGGCGGGCCGCACTCTGATCCGGACATTCCCCCCGTGCCCGAGGACGCGGCGTAGATGCACATCGCCCCATGCCGAGGTTGTCCGTTGCGCGAAGGCTGCGCGAAGCGTGCGGAATTTGCCAAGCGCGCAGCCGGCACGGGCGCGGTCTCGATCCGGTTCCGTTGCGACATCCTGCTGCGCGAAATCAGGCCGGGGCGCCGCATCGTAATCTGGCAGCCGTTCTTGGTCGCTGACCCGACGTATCACTATCCGGGCGACGATGACCGGCGCATCCAATGGATGCCCGTTGCGGCCACGATCACGCGCGCAGACGGCAGCTACACTTTCGTCTGCACAGTAGACCCCGGCCAGGCACCAGCGCACGGGGTTGTGCTTGACGATCAGGCGCCGGCCGAACGTAGGAGCCGCCGGTTCCGCAAGACGCAGCGGCATATTCGCATCATCCGGTTCCTCGATGAACCCGACGCGCCGCTCTGCGATGCGCCGTATGTCCTGCGAGACGGCCGTTGCGATGCTCACGAAGGCGCATGCCGGTGTTACGGCGACGCCAGCGATGAACACGAGACGGGCTTCAAGCCCCTCCGCGAGCCCTGGCTTGAGCCGGACGAACAGCCGGAGAGCGCGGCATGAACGCCCCTGTCCTCGCTTGGCACTTCACCGCCGGCACGCTCCGCGACGGTTCGGCCATCCCGGCAGACGGCGTAATTCTGCGTCACGATGGCCCACTTGTGATGTGCACGAGTGGCTATCACGCCTCCGAGCGGCTGATCGACGCGCTGCGATACGCGCCAGGGCCATGGATTCACCGGGTCGAAATGAGCGGCAGTATGTTACATGAAAACGACAAACTCGTCGCCGAGATGCGCATGATCATCTGGCGTTTGGATGGTTCCGATCTGCTGTGGGCGTTCGCGCGGCAATGTGCACTGGACGTGGCTCGGTTTTGGCAAATGCCCGCGCTGGTGCGCCGATATCTCGAAACGGGGGATGAAAAAATAAGGAGGGCCGCCAGGGCCGCCAGTGCCGACGCCTGGGCCGCCAGGGACGCCAGGGCCGCCAGGGCCGCCAGGGATGCCTGGGACGCCTGGGCCGCCAGTGCCGCCAGGGACGCCTGGGCCGCCAGTGCCGCCGCCAGGGCCGCCAGGGCCGCCAGGGCCGCCAGTGCCGACGCCAGTGCCGCCAGTGCCGCCAGGGACGCCTGGGCCGCCAGTGCCGCCGCCAGGGCCGCCTGGGCCGCCAGTGCCGCCAGTGCCGCCAGGGACGCCTGGGACGCCAGTGCCGCCGCCAGGGCCGCCTGGGCCGCCAGGGACGCCGCGGGGGACGCCCAAAATAACCGCCTCACTGCAATGGTTTTAGCCGCGGGGCCACTGCCATGAATGCATTGATGTCGTGGTGGATGATGGTGATCTTTGCCCTTCTGTTCGTCTCTATCCTCATAAACCTTATCGAACATAACGGCGAAGGCGGGCCGGTGCTTTCGGCCCCGGTGGCGCTCGCGATCGTGTGGCTCCTGATGACGCCCGGCGTCTGGTTCGTCGTCACCCA